ATGTACTAGGCAGAATCGCCCAAGCAAACCCCCACTCTCCACTAGCCCAGACACACGGGGACAAAGGTACTAAAGCATCCAAAACTCGTGAGGTCGTAAATAAACATAAAAGCAAGGGATAACTTGTGGAACATAGCCAACCTCGTTTAACTAAGAGAGAAAAAAGAATCGCCAGACAGAATGGTGATGCATCTGAAGGACTGACATTCAAAACTCAGAACTTCAATCTTAAACACATCAACCCTCTCACAGATAATCAACGCATTGCGTTTGATGCATTTGATGATGGAAAACATTTGATGTTACATGGTATGGCTGGCACCGGCAAAACCTTTATCGCCTTGGGGAAAGCCCTTGAAGCGTTGATGGAAAATAAAGGTGTACAAAAAAAGATTTACATTGTAAGATCGGTAGTACCAACACGTGATATGGGATTCCTTCCGGGCAACCAGAAGGAGAAGATGAAGGTCTACGAGGCACCGTACTATGCCATCTGTACTGAACTATTTGGTCGGTCAGATGCATACGAAGTGCTTAAGCAGAAGAATGCCATTGAGTTTATCTCAACCTCATTTGTTCGTGGTATCACTATGAACGACTGCTATGTGATTGTGGATGAGGTCAACAACATGACCTTCCATGAACTGGATTCTGTGATTACACGTATTGGTAAAGGTTGTAGAGTATTGTTCTGTGGCGACTTCCGTCAATCAGATCTTACGAAGGACCAAGAACGCAACGGACTGAAGGACTTCATGAGAGTCTTAGGTCGGTTGAATGATTTTGTACATGTTGACTTCCTCGAACAAGATATTGTTCGCTCGAAGCTAGTGAAGGAATATATAATTGCTCGTCAAAAACTCGGTCTCCAACCCTAAAGAATTCAATTGGTGGTATCAGGATGGGTTCGATCACTTCCCACGGGAGGAGATCAATGGTATCCGTCACTATGTAACTCCTAATGGAAGTTATCCATCTGTGACCACCGTTCTCGGTGCGATGCTGGATAAGTCTGGTCTTGATGAATGGCGTAAACGTGTAGGTGATGAAGAGGCTGACCGTGTCAGCCGTCTGGCCGCCACACGTGGTACTAACATCCACAACATGTGTGAGAACTATGTTCGTGGAGAGGACGTGGATGTTAGTATGCCATTCAACACGATGATGTTCAATCAGATCAAGAAGGTTCTAGATGAACATGTTGATGACATCGTAGGGTGTGAGTTGACACTGGCATCAGACGAACTAAAGATTGCCGGTTCATGTGACTTGATTGCGTTGTATGATGGTAAGCTATCCATCATCGACTACAAGACATCGACTAAGAACAAGATGAAGGACTGGATTGAATCCTACTTTCTACAGACCGTTCTCTATGCGTACATGCTGTGGGAGATGACTGGCATGATGGCCAAACAATGTGTCATCATCATTGCTGTTGAGGAGGAACAGTTTCCTCAGGTCTTTATCGTCAAGCCTCGAGAGTACCTTGATAAAGCAGCGGCTCTCTGTCGAGCCTATCACCACCAATAAGAAAATGCGGTTTCGGCCGCATTTTTTTTCACTTTTTTATGTACATTATTTCGAAAAGATAGTAGGTTGGTATAGTAAGATAAGGAGAAAAACATTGACTAACACTATCACATTCGATTTCGATTATAACCACAACATCTTCGAAACCCTCACACCATACTATCCACACATCACTAACATCATCTATAACACCAATACCCCATCCGGAAATCCCGAAATTTCCATCACCTTCACCACTCCCGAAATCCTCAACCAATTCAAAACCGAAAACTACCTCTAATAACAACTAGGAATTATATTATGACTGACGAACAATTTGACGAACTCTTTGAAACCCATGATAACATGTACGAACAGTATATGGTATACATCACTGAGAATGCCGACGACGAATGGCCAATCTGCAACGGTGATGATGTCATCGAAGCAGCCGAATGTTTCTACCTCTTTGAAGAGTTTCGTGACCACTGGATTGCTACCAACGCAAAATAGTTGTGTACATTAATCCAAAACTGTATATAATGGTAATACCAAATGTGAATAGGATTATATAATGAATATCTTCAGATACAAACTACGTTACTCCCGCAGTACAACTTGGGTTATGGCAAAAGATGACGGATCTGTATGGGATACGTATCGCAGCCTCAAGTCAGCCAAAGCTGATGCTATCCGGAACCGGTTCAAAGCAACACGGCGTATCGATATGGACTTTAAAACCGCTATTAAGTTTTAATTGTAATAAGGAATTAGATTATGACGAACACTTACTGGAACAGCAACGGCACCTATCAGAACCTGGCTGAACAACTACGTCCACTGGTCCCGGTTATGGGTGAAGTTAAGGGCAAACAGAATAAGGCTCTTGATAAATTCCGTAAGGCTTCTAATGCCTATTACGATATCTTCAACAACGGTGGTTGCAATCGTGCAGCTGAAATCCGTGGTATCTTTAAATTTGGTATGACTTCCATGCGTCTCGGCAAACGGTTTAACTGGAATGCTATCCACGAGAAGGTAGAACCTATCATGGACCAGATCATCCTGGCCGCAGCTGCCGAACAAGGTATCCGTGACTGGAATGCCGAAGCTGACCGTAACGACTACGAAAAACAATTTGCATAATTTTGAAAATAACTGTGTACATTATTTCTAAAATATCGTAGTATGAATAATAACGAATGGAGATTATTATGCCTTACGCTCTTATGATTGCTGGTCTGATTACAATGTGTGTTCCTGAAGAAGCTGGTTTGCTTCGCACGATCTTGCAGGCAGGTTTCGGCCTCGGCATGTTCGGTCTCGGTACGCTCATGGTTCTTGATGAAAAAAGTGCATAATTTTGAAAATAACTGTGTACAAATTATCAAAACTTTGGTAGTATGAATAATAAGCTAAGGAGATTGTTATGAACATTTACACACGTGAGATTGCTAAGATCCTCGAAATCGGCCTTGATGATGCACTCCGCATTCAAGATGAAATGGAATGCAACGGTTTTGATTTCAGCGAAGCAACTACTAATCAGTTTATGCGTGAAATCAAGTATCAACGTACAGCTTTGTCTATCTAATCTAATTTGAAACTGAAGGAATATATATTATGGCACATATGATTGAAATGATTGACGGTCAGGCTTCGATGGCTTGGGCAGGTGACCTTCCTTGGCACGGTCTTGGCACGAAGGTCTCGAATGACCTGACTCCTGACCAAATGCTCAAGGCTGCAAACCTTGACTGGAAGGTTACTCCGGTTCCTGCATTTGCTACGATTGACGGCAAGCAGGTCGACATCGGTCGTTCGGCTCTGGTCCGTGACCGTGACAATAGCGTACTTGATGTCATCACGAATGACTGGGTACCTAATCAGAACTCTGATGCTTTCGAGTTCTTCAACGACTTCATCGCTGCTGGTGAAATGGAAATGCACACTGCCGGTTCACTTCGTGACGGCCAGATTGTATGGGCTCTGGCTAAGATCAAGGATTCCTTTGAACTCTTCAAAGGCGATCAGGTTGATTCCTACCTGCTCTTCACGAACCCTCATAAGTATGGTTCGTCAATCGATGTTCGGTTCACTCCGATCCGCGTTGTGTGCAACAACACACTGACTCTGTCGCTCTCGCAGAACTCCAGTCAGGTTGTCAAGGTATCTCACCGCAACCAGTTCGACGGTGATGCTGTCAAGGAAACTCTTGGCATCGCCAAAGAAAAGCTCCAGTCCTACAAGGAAATGGCAGCTTACCTCGGTTCGAAGCGTTTCAACGATGAGAACGTTGTTGATTACTTCAAGCGTGTCTTCCCAGTGTCTGGTGCCAAGAAGGAAATCAGCAAGAATGCTGAGATCGCTCTCAACATCATCGACCAACAGCCTGGTGCAGAGTATGCCGAAGGTACCTGGTGGCAGGCATTCAACGCCGTCACCTTCATGACTGACCACGTTATCGGCCGCAGCGCTGATACGCGCCTCCAGTCAGCCTGGTACGGCTACAACAAGGGTCTCAAGACTCGTGCATTGGAAACCGCTGTTGAGTTTGCAGACGCAGCATGATCGTAACGTATCTGCCATGGCTCATGTCGTGTGTCACCATATGGATGACGTTGCTCGCAGGCAATAACAACCAGTCTGCATGGCTGGTTGGCCTCGGCAATCAAGTCCTGTGGGTGACATGGATTATTGCTAGCCAAACTTGGGGATTGATTCCGATGAGCATTGCACTTGCTATCGTCTATGCTCGCAATCATTTTAAATGGAATACAGTAGAGGAGAAGTAATATGTTTTGGTTATGGTTAATTTTTGCTCTTTTGTTTATTGCAATTGGTTCGTATGTAAGCGGTAGACTCGATATCGATGTCGATGAAAAGCTTGGTATATTTTGGATGGTCTTTATAGGATCTCTGTTGTGGCCACTTGTGCTTACCGCCGCAATTATTGCCGGCCCATTCTTTGGTCTCTTCTGGCTCGGTGATCGCAAGCGTGAGAAGCTCAAGAAGGAAAAATCTGCCGAGAATAAATAAGTTCATGGTAGAAGAAAACGGTACTTACTTTGTAGGAATGTCTTTAGAAACTGAGGATGATGAAATCATCTTTCCGGTAAGATTCCATACAAAGAATTATAAAGAAGCTCTTATATTAACTCGCTGCATCACATCAGGTGATCCGCGCAAGCGAGTCATGTTTGCTGATATTGGTGGGGAGTTCTAATATGAAAAAGTTTATTGCATCTGCTCTTGTTACTAGCATGTTGATTACAACACCGGCTTTTGCCGAACACCGCAAACGAGATAGAGATCACAGTCAACAGGAACGCCGTAAAAGCGGTTGTGGTTGGCTTTGTGGTGCAATCATTGGCGGTGTTGTTGTAGGTGTTCTTTCCTCTGAGCGCAAAGAACGCAGAGAACAAGATCAAGAGTATGACAACCGTTACTATCCACCAGATCACCGTATCGACAAACGATATTGTGTTCGCGAACAAATTGTAGAATGGCATCGTGGTGAGCGATACGTCTACTGGCAAACTACCTGTAATTAAGGAAAACATATGAAGAATTTTATTGCATTAGCACTCGTAATGCTGGCTACTCCAGCTATTGCTCAGAAGACACCAGTCGGTGTTACCTATGACACGACTATTGTCCGTGCCGTTGACGGTGATACAATTGTTGTTGCTGCACCATATCTTCCAGCTCCGCTAAAGCCTGAACTTGGTGTTAGAATCTTTGGTGTTGACACTCCAGAAAAAGGTTTCCGTGGCAAGTGTGAGAGTGAGAAGGTCCGTGGTGAACAGGCTTCTGTCTTTACAAAAGACGTAATTAAGGCTACGAAAAAGCATCAGGTTGTTCTATATGATTGGGACAAGTTTGGTGGCCGTGTTCTTGGAGATATCCTTCTTGACGGCATGAGCCTTCGTGCTTTGCTCATCAAGAATGGTTTTGCACGTGAATACTTTGGTGATGCAAAACAATCTTGGTGCTAAAATAGTTGTGTACAATTAAGTCAAAACATTGTATATATAGTATATCAGTTGTTGACAATCAACAATAAAGGCGGAAAGACCGGGGTTCGACTCCCCGCACCTCCACCATAGATACTCTGGGCCGAATACACACCGGCTAATAAAAGTTTCGATTACTATTGCTGAAATCCGGGCAATAGAATAGGCAGAGTTTGGAATCGCAGGTACTCTCTAGCCAGAGTGTCTATGATGGGGGTGACCATGGAATTCGATTTTCGTGTAATAGGGCGGTTTGAGACTGATTGCCTGGCAAAGTGCCATTAAACATAAATGCTAACGATAACGATAGCTTTGCAGATATCCGCCTAGCGGCATGATCTACACGGGTATGGCTCCACCTTGGAACAGAACGGGCCAATTTGCTACCAGTTGCACTGCCGGTGCTACGGGTTGATATGACAACTGGTATAAATATTAGTATGCGGAGGTTGAAATCCTCCATTGACTCTTACAAAACTTCAAGTCTTAGATGGCTAGAAAGCGGCATCATCCGGATGCCACCGACGAAAACAACTAATGATTTTGCATTTCCAGTAAGAGGGAAATGGATGGAAGATACACCTTCGTTATTTCATTTTGTATCTTCTAATAGCATTGATGACGATAAAGGGTTGAGACACTCTGGTAGCTTCGTCTTCATTGTCAAAGTCATTTGACAAAAAGAGGATTAAATGAAACTTTTCGAAAATAGAAAAGATTTCCCGTACCTTCGCTGGGCTGAAGGATTCTGTCTTGGACTTGCTCTTGCTACAACAGCAGCAGTTGCAATGCCAACCAAGGTTCCAGAAGTCAAGATCATCAAGGTACCTGAAGTCAAGGTAATCGAAAAAGAAAAGATCGTAAACAAGCCAGTTTATCTGAGCGCATACGACAAAAAACAAATCCAATGCATGGCCGAGAATACATACTTCGAAGCAGGTCATGAACCCTACAAAGGTAGGATTGCGGTCAACAATGTTGTGTTGAACCGTGCGAAAGATAAAAGATTCCCTAGCACACCATGTGGAGTTATCAATCAGAGAACTGCGCGCGTATGCCAATTTTCATGGAAATGTGAGGGAGGAAAGCGAATCGCCGATATGTCAGCATATCGCAAAGCCAAGCAAATCGCAGAAAACGTTTACATAGGTAACTATGGCGACGTAACTAAAGGAGCGAAGTTCTACCACGCTGACTACGTAAGTCCGTCATGGGGTAGAGTATTTGATCGCACCACCAAAATCGGTGCACATATTTTTTATAGAGGATGAATTATGGTGGACGACGTTATCTTTGAGAAAGCCTTGACGACTGAGAAGTTTATCAAGGACATTGAATCTCTTGTTACTAGAGGAAATATAGATTATTTAGATGCCGTCGTCCATTATTGTGAGACGAACAACGTTGAGATTGAAGCAGCGGCTATGATTATTCGTAATAACATACGGATCA